CCGATAAAAGAAATGGAAATAAAGTTTCAGTGTGTAATGGACACTGAAAATCGTTTATTTGAACCAGTTCCAGCTAGACAAGTAAAACCAGAGTGGTATAAGAAACTACCAACTTTGTTACCTAATGGGCCAAGAAAAGATTTAGAAACTGAAACAATAAAAAAATGTCCAGCTATGCATGATTGGTTATCTATGGGATATCTAATTAGAAATCGTCATTCAGTATTTGTTTTTATAGGACATGATGGAAATGAACCAGTAAGTATTTCACTCCCATTAAAAGATGATATAACACCAGAGGAATTAAAAAAAATAAAAGAATCTGAAACACCAGAACAATTAATGGCACATAGTAAAGGTATGATTCTTGCAGAGAATGAGTGGTTAGAAGGTTCACAAAAATATGGTGGTCATCCTGCTGTACAAGTTAAAGGTAGTAGTTGGGATGATAAAATGTGTTTTAAATTTAAGATGGACTTTCTTATAGAAACACCTAAAGGAACTTCTTGTTATTATCTTGACCCATTTTTGTTTGATAATCCATACTTTCAAACATGGCAAGGAGTTATAGATACTGATAACTTTAATCAATTGACAACAAATAATATGTTAATATTCTATCCTAAAGTTGATAATTCTTTTATAATACCCAAAGGTACACCACTAGTACAGATTGTACCTTTCGTTAGATATCCTTGGAAACATACAGTGGAGTTTCTTTCTAGAGAAGAACTTCATGAAAAATTTAAAGAAGACTTTCAAGGTGATTTAAAGAAAATGAACGATAGACAACCACTAGATGATAGAAATGAATTTAAACAAGTTTATAGAAAGAACTGGGCATCGAAAAAGGAGTTTAAATAATGTTTATACCAATGTTTTCATGGAATGTATTCCGAGTTAATTTAATTAAAGAAGGATATGTTTCTTATGAACAACTTCATGCAATGCAAAAAGAATGTTATACTATGAGAAAGAATGACCCAATTGGTAGGAGTCGTTCTAATAATGGTAGTGGTTGGCAGTCTAATGATGGTGTAAATGAGAGACCAATTTTCCAATCTATGATTAATGGTATTGAAAAAGTTTTCAATAAAGAAGTATTTCCATTTTACGCAGGAAATAAAAGTAAAGATTTTAAATTACATCATGGTAATTACTGGGTAAACATAAATTATAAAAATTCATATAATAATGTGCATTCTCATCCTGGCTGTTGGTATAGTGGTGTATTTTATTTACAAGTTCCAAATGAAACTAGGGGTTCTGGTTGTTTGCAATTTATAAGTGGTCAGGCAAAATACATGCAAGATTTTACACATGCATCAAGAAGAGATGCAGATAATTTTGTAGTTGACCCAGTAGAAGGTGATTTATTTCTCTTTCCATCTGCAATGTTACACTATGTAGAACCTAATGAAGTAGACTTTGATAGAATATCAATTGCATTTAATCATGAGTTTCAATATCTAGATGAAGGTAGATTGAATGGTTCACCTAATATTCAGACAAGTTTTAATGATGTTATGGAGTTTGAAGTTTTACCAGATGGAAACTTAGAAATCCCTAAATAGAAGTATATCTTTTAAGATATCTTTTAAGGGGAGACAATGGAATTGGAATCTATACATTTACTTTGGAATTTGGTACTGACTGGTATCGTAGCTCCATTCGTGTGGTTTATTGTTCAACTACACAATGAGACGAAAAGACTAGAAATACTTTTAAATCGTACAAGAGAAGAAATGAATAGAGATTTCGTTTCTAAAGAAGACTTACATAAAGATATGGAAAGAATGATGGATTCATTAGAGAACATCAATAAAAAAATAGACGATTTCCTACTTTCAAATCAGAAATAACATAAATAGTATTAGAGAAAAGAAATTTCTAATAGGATTATGTTATGGCAGCTCCAAACAGCAAAGCAACACTTAAAGAATATGCATTAAGACAACTGGGTAAACCAGTTATTGAAATCAATGTGGATGATGACCAAATTGATGATATCATTGATGATGCATTACAATATTTTGCAGAGTACCACTATGATGGTACTATTCGTACATATTTAAAACATCAAATCAACGATAACGACCTTGTAAACCAAAAGGCAGATGCAAGTATAGCTCAGTCATCTACTGGTTCACATATATCAAGTAACATGACATTTAAAGAAGGACAAGGATATGTTGTTCTTCCAGAGTCAGTATATTCAGTTTTGAGAGTTTTTCCATTTGTAGATAAGTCTGGGTTAAACATGTTTGACCTAAGATATCAATTAAGATTAAATGACCTTTATGATATCTCTTCTACATCTATCATACAATATGAAATGGTGCAAAACCACATTCAGTTGTTGGATGAATTGTTAATTGGTCAAATACCAATCCGATTCAATAAAGCACAGAACAGATTATATCTAGATATGGACTGGTCAAATGCAGTCACATCTGGAGAATATATTATCATAGATTGTTACAGAAAGATAGACCCAACTCAATTTACAGATGTATATAATGATGTTTGGTTGAAGAAATATGTAACTGCATTAATCAAAAGACAATGGGGTCAGAACTTATCTAAGTTCGAAGGGGTTCAATTGCCTGGCGGAGTTACCTTACAAGGTAGACAAATCCTAGAAGATGCAAATACAGAAATTGAAAAGTTAGAGGAACAAAGTAATTTATTACAGACTGAATCTGCTATAATGATGGGGTAATCAATGCCTACTAATGTTTATTTTAACCATGCAGTTCAATCAGAACAAGACCTACACGAAGATTTAGTTGTAGAGTCTTTGAGATTCTATGGTCATGAAGTATTTTATTTACCAAGAACGATTGTAGATGAAGATGAACTGTTTGGTGAAGATACATCATCTAAGTTTGGTGATGCATATCAAGTAGAGATGTATATAGAAAACACCGAAGGATTTGAAGGTGAGGGTGACCTCTTGTCTAAATTTGGTGTAGAAGTTAGAGACCAAGCAACATTTGTTTTATCCAGAAGAACATGGCAAAGGTTTATATCACTAGATGGTAATCTTGCAACATCAACAAGACCTCAAGAAGGAGACTTAATCTATTTCCCTCTCGGTAATCAAATATTTGAAATTAGATTTGTAGAACATGAGAATCCATTCTACCAGTTAGGTAAACTTAATGTATTCAAACTACAATGTGAAACATTCGAATACTCACACGAAGAAATCGATGTTGGTATTGCAGAACTAGACAATATTGAAGACAAGTTCTCATATCAAGTTACAATGACACTTGGTGCTGGTTCTGGAGACTTTATAGTGGGTGAGACTGTAACTCAAACTGTTAATACTGGTAAAACTGTATCTGGTAAGGTAGTTGATTACTCTTCACAGGGTGGAGCATCTAAAACACTTAAAATTAATAATATTACTTTTGATGACACTGATGTACCAGCTACAAACACAATGTTTGTATTATCATCAAATACAAATGCTGGAAATATAGTAGGTGCAACAAGTGGTGCAAATAGACCTATTACAACTGCACCAGACCAATATGCATTATCACATGACCCTCTTGCAGACAATAAAGATTTTGAAACTGCTGGTAGTAATATCATAGACTTTAGTGAAAGTAATCCATTTGGTTCTCTATAAATACTATGGCAATATGGTACTTAAATATGTTACAGGAAGATGAAAAAATGAAAGTGTTTCAATATATGAATCACCAGTTTTGGGGTGATGGTAATGGTCGTAAAGCAGATGTTGGTAGAACAGGAGACTCATGGGGTGTTAGATTCTACAAAGATAATATGTGGATAAAGGACGAAGTATATAAAAATAAAAGTGAATCGTATGCAGAATCAGCTGCAGAAAATTATGTATTAGGGATAAAAGATTAATGTTAGGTAAGTCACATTTCTATCATGAAGCAATCAAAAGAGCAGTATCAGTTTTTGGTACTATGTTCAATGAGATTGATATTCAAAGAGATAATGCAGATGGAAGTACAACTCAGAATGTAAGAGTACCTCTTGCATATGGCCCTAAACAAAAGTTTATTGCAAGATTAGACCAAGCAGGTGATATCATGGATACAAATAATTCTAGAGTTGCAATGACTTTACCAAGAATGGCATTCGATATTACAGGATTAACATATGATGCAGAAAGAAAACTTGGTAAATTAAAACAATATAAACTACAAGATAGTGGTGATAATACTGTTTTAAGAACACAGTTTGCACCAGTTCCTTACAATATAAACTTTGGTTTATATGTCTTATCAAAGAATACCGAAGATGCATTACAAATTGTAGAACAAATTCTACCATTCTTTACACCAGATTTTACAGTTACAATGACTACAGTACCAAACACTTCTGAAAAAAGAGATGTACCTATTGTACTTCAAGATGTATCTTATACCGATGAATATGAAGGAGACTTCCAATCTAGAAGAGTAATTACATGGACATTGAACTTTGAAATGAAAACATATCTATATGGTTCTATATCATCATCTGAAATTATTAGAGATGTTCGTGCAAGAACCTATATTACAGATGATGGTCAAGTAGATGTAAATGCTGGTAGACAAAGTGAAATTAAACAAGTACCTAATCCTACCAATGCAAGTCCAGAAACAAGTCCACTAAATATAACTGAAACAATAAACTTTTTTGATGGGAATGACTTCGATTATAATACAGACAAGTCAAATATTTAATTATGAAACAAACTATAGAAGAAAGACTAGATGACCTTCTAGATATCAACAATGAAGCAGAAGAAGTAGTCAAAGAAACTAACAAACAACTCGTTCCTAGAAATGAAAAAGGTCAGTTTGCAGAGAGGAAAGGTGAGCAACAGATAGACTATAAGTACACCAGAAACACTCTGTATGGGCTTGTAGAGAGAGGACAGGATGCAATTGAGGGTATCCTAGACCTTGCAAAAGAAAGTGAACATCCGCGAACCTATGAGGTCGCAGGACAGTTAATTAAAACAGTATCCGAAACTTCTGAAAAATTACTACAAATACAGAAGATGATGGACGATTTAGAGGATGAAAGACCTAAACACCAAACAACAAATCAAAATCTGTTTGTGGGGTCAACTGCTGAATTGCAGAAACTATTGAAGAATTCAAATGCCGAAACCAAAGAATGAAGGATATCTAGGTAACTCTCAAGTAAAAAGAGCAGGGATTACCGAAGAATGGGATGACGAAAAGGTTCAAGAGTATTTAAGATGTACTCGTGACCCAGCTTATTTTATTGGTAAATATATCAAAATTATATCACTAGACGAGGGATTAGTCCCATTTAAATTATATGAATATCAAGAAAATCTTATTAATCACTTTAATGACAACAGGTTTAACATTGTCCTTGCCTGTAGACAAAGTGGAAAATCAATTACAGTTTGTGCCTATTTACTTTGGTACTTACTGTTCCATCCAGAACAAACAGTTGCAATTCTTGCCAATAAGGGTGCAACAGCAAGAGAAATGTTATCTCGTATAACAACTATGTTAGAGAATGTACCATTCTTTTTACAGCCAGGCACTAAAGCACTAAACAAAGGAAGTATTGATTTTGAAAACAATTCTAGAATACTTGCATCTGCAACTACAACATCATCGATTCGTGGTTTATCTGTTAATCTTCTTTATCTTGATGAGTTTGCCTTTGTAGAAAATGCAGAACCATTCTATACTGGTACATATCCAGTAATTACCTCTGGTAAAAACTCAAAGGTTATTATTACATCTACTGCAAATGGAGTAGGTAATATGTTCCATCGTATCTGGGAAGCATCGGTTACGAACTCAAATGAGTTTGCAAACTACCAAGTTAACTGGTATGATGTGCCAGGCCGAGACGAAAAGTGGAAAGAAACTACCATTGCAAATACATCTGAGTTACAATTTGAACAAGAATTTGGTAATTCTTTTCTGGGGACAGGGAGAACATTAATACCATCTAATATAATTTTGGGTCTAGTATCTGAATCTCCTCAAGAATTATATGGTCAAGTAAGAGTATATAAGAAACCTAAACCACATCATGAGTATATAATGACTGTAGATGTTGCAGAAGGTAAAGGATTAGACTATTCTACATTTACTATATTTGATATACATAATGGTAATTTATTTGAACAAGTATGTACATTTAGAGATAATATGATATCTCCTATGTTATTACCAGATATATGTGCAAAATATGGTAAGTTATATAACGATGCACTTATCATTGTAGAGAATAATAACCAAGGTGCAATGGTCTGTAGAGAGTTATATTATGAATTAGAATATGAAAATATGTTCATGACTAGTTCGGTCAAGGCAGATGGAATAGGAGTTAGAATGACCAAGAAGGTCAAAGCACAAGGATGTGCAGCTCTTAGAGAGATTATGGAAGAGAAAAAACTCTATATAAGAGATACAGATACCATACAAGAGTTTGCAACTTTCGTATCAAAAGGACAATCTTGGCAGGCAGATGGTGGTTGTCATGACGATATGGTAATGAATTGTGTCATGTTTGCATGGTTTGTTAGTACACCATTGTTTAAAGATATGTCAAGTGCAGATTTGAAATCTATGTTATATGCAGAAAAACAAAAAGAAATCGAGGATGATATAGTCCCAATAGGTATCATAGATAGTGGTAGAAATACAAATACCTTTACAGAAGGTGGAGATGTATGGTCTGTCGTAGATGATAACGATGATTATGGGACTTTTTAAAATCAAAGAAATACTAAATACTATGGACGAACAACAAAATATGTGGTTCAGTCAGAATAGAAAACTTTTTATGGGAGAAAACTAAAATGGCATTTCAAGTATCACCTGGCGTACAAGTCAGAGAAATCGATGTTACAAATGTAGTTCCAGCAGTTTCATCAAGTATTGGTGCATTTGCTGGTGAATTTAGTTGGGGCCCAGTTGATGAAGTTAGAACTATTACATCTGAGAAAGATTTAGTATCAGTGTTTGGAGAACCTAAAGAAGCAGGTAGCGATGGTTACAATACTGTTTTAGGGAAGAAAGAACACTTTTACTCAGCTGCAAACTTTTTAAAGTATGGAAATAACTTAAAAGTAGTTCGTGCGCA